CTAATTCAAGATACTCCGATTTAAAAACTTTTAAAGTAAGAAATATCAATGCAAAAATTTTTGTGGATACGCGAGAACAAAAGCCGTTCATTTTTCAAAATTGCGACTTTGAGGTAACGAATTTGAATTTCGGTGATTACGCTTGTGAAATTGATGGAAAAGAAGGAAGTCTGCATGTAGAGCGCAAAAGTATGATGGATTTTATTCAGTCTTTTTCTTCTACTAATTATGACAGACTAAAAAGAGAATTTCAAAGAGCGGAAATCTGTGGAAAAAATATAGTTATTCTTGTGGAAAAGGATTTGGGGTCGATGCTTGGATTCGATAGAATGCCGCGAATAAAAAAATTTGTAAGAGCAAGTCCGCAGCATATTTTTCACAATGTTAGAGAGGCTTATCAGAGTTTTAGAAACGTTCAATTTTTGTTCGTTAAGAATAGAGAAGAAGCGAAGTCAATCTGCAAGTTGTTGCTAACAAATGATCATTTATTCGAATATGATTTGCAGTACGCTTATAATTTGAAAAAGTTAAATGTGGGATAATACGGAAAAATACAAAAAGTCAGTTGTAGACTATAACGCAGAGTTGCTAAAAATTACAGGCTCTTTAAACGACAAAGAAGCTAAAATCAGTCTTGCTAAATTTCTTCGTCATAATATAGGTTTTACTGTAGAGCTTTTGTCTGGAGTTAAATTGGCCCCCGTTCAAGAAATTGTTCTTCGTGGAATGCTGAATAGAAACTTTAGCATGTTCGTAGCTGGTCGTGGTGTTGGAAAATCTTTTCTAGCGGCTGTATTTTGTGTCTTGCAATGTATTTTCGAACCTAATACAAAAATACTTATTGCTGGTCCGACTTTTCGTACTGCAAGATTCATATTTAATAATATTGAAAAACTAGTTGAATCAAAAGGCGCGGATTTGTTGGCACAAGCTTTTTCGATCAAACCCTCTAAAAGAAATGACCAAAATGAATGGAAAATAAATGGTGGAACAGTAACTGCTATTCCTTTGAACGGCGAAAAGATTCGCGGTTTTCGCGCAAATATTCTATTGCTTGATGAGTATCTGCTTCTTCCAGAAGAGCTTATCAAGACTGTTCTTATGCCGTTCTTGGTGGCCCCACAAAATATGGCAGAGCGTATCGAGATAAGAGAGCTAGAAGATAGGCTTATTTCAGAAGGAATGATGCGTGAAGAAGATAGAATTGTTTTTGAAAATACATCAAAAATGATAGCTCTTTCATCAGCGAGTTATACTTTTGAAAATTTATACAAAACTTACAAAGAGTGGATTCATAAAATTCAAGAGCCGGAAGTAGGGGAAGCGTCCTATTTTATTGCACAATTGAGTTACGAGGCGATGCCAAAAGACATGATTGATCGTACGGTTATTGAAGAAGCTCAAGACGGAGGGTCTTCCAACGCTTCTTTCTTGAGAGAATATTGCGCTCAATTTACTGATGGGTCTGATAGTTACTTTAGTGCAAAAAAAATGTACGAATGTACTATTCCAGATGGAGAAATGCCAACGACAAGAATCAAAGGCGGGATAGGGAAAAAATACATACTTGGAATCGACCCTTCGTTTTCAAATAGCCCAAGTTCTGACTATTTTGCCATGTCGGTAATGGAAATAGATCATGAGACTAAAACTTCCACTTTGGTTCATTCTTATGCTGTTGCGGGTGGCGATCTTAAAAATCATATCAAATATCTTTCTTATTTGTTAAGCGCGTTTGACATGGAAATGATCGTAATTGATAGTGCTGGATATCAATTTATTGACAGCTACAACGAATCCGAATATTGCCATAAAGAACTTTCGTTTATAGATTTTGAAACAGATAAAGAGGGGTCAGATTACATTCAAGCGATAATAAAAGCAAAAGGAAGCTACAACAAAGAAAGTGGGTCAATTTGTATAAAACAAAACTTTACGTCTTCTTTCATTAGAAGGGCAAATGAGTATTTACAAGCTTCTATTGATCACAAAAGAGTATGGTTCGCTTCTAAAATCACAGCAAATGACACAGCCTTTTCGAAAACTAGCTCCCAGAGAGTTGACATGGAAATGGTGGGCCATCCAAACATGCTTGAATTTATTGAGTTTCAAGACGCTTGGATTTATCAGACTAAAAAGCAATGCTCATTAGTCGAAGTCAAAACTACTGCCAAGGGCACTCAGTCATTTGACTTACCGCAACATTTAAAAAGATCGACTTCAGCCAACAAGGCGAGAAAAGACAATTATACAACTTTAATGTTGGGGTGCTGGGGTGTTAAGTGTTATTTTGATATGACAGATTATAGGCAAGAACAAGTAGACAATACTTTTGTCCCTTTTTTCGTGTAAAGTGTAAAATATAAAGGCATGGCTATCAGCAAGAAAAAACAACAGGCGCAAGGCGAAACAAAGGCGAGCTTTAAAAATGAAGAACTTCCATCTCCTTTGATGGCAGAAATTCAAGCCTCAGCAACTGGTGTAGCCACAAGAACCCGAGGGAATCGCGCCGCTTATATCGAAAGAACTCAAAGGTTTACAAACATTGAAGAAGGGTTGATTCCTTTCAACTATTCAAAAACAGCAGTAAATACTTCTAATTTGGATGTCAGAGATGCTGTTATTCTTTGTCAAAAAGCTTATTATAACATTGCAATCTTTAGAAACACGATTGATTTAATGTCTGAGTTTTCTGTTGGAGATATTCATCTTGAGGGAGGAAACAAAAAGTCAAGAGATTTCTTTTACGCTCTATTTAAGAAAATGAACTTGTGGAATTTCCAAGATCAGTTTTTTAGAGAGTATTACAGATCTGGTAACGTTTTTATTTATAGATTTGACTACAAGATCAAAGATGACGAAGTAAAGAAAATCACTCAAACATTTGGAGCTTCTCTGTTGAAGGCGGCAGAAATGAAGCTTCCAGCTAAGTATAGTATTTTGAATCCTGCTGATATTCAAATGGGAGGAAATATCTCTTTCGCATCAGGTTCTTATTTTAAAGTTCTTAGCGATTACGAAGTTGCTAGGCTCAAATATCCTAAAACAGATCAAGATAGAGAAGTCTTTGAGAACTTGCCGGACAATGTCAAAAAGACGATCAAAAACACCGATTCTGGCGTCGTCACAATGATATTAGATCCAAAGAAAACTTATGCAGTTTTCTACAAAAAACAAGATTATGAGCCATTCGCAGTGCCACTTGGATTTCCTGTTCTTGAAGATTTAAATTACAAAAAAGAATTGAGAAAAATGGATATGGCAATTAGCCGTACCATGCAACAGGCAATTCTACTTGTAACTACAGGAACAAAACCGGGAGAAGGAGGAATCAACCCAAAAAATCTAGTTGCTCTTCAAAGTCTTTTCCAAAATGAGTCTGTAGGAAGAGTCTTGGTGGCGGATTATACAACTGACGCTAAATTTGTCATTCCGCAGATTGCTGACATTCTTGACCCTAAGAAATATGAAGTTTTAGATAGAGACATTAGAGAAGGACTTGGCAACATTCTTTTGAATGAAGAAAAGTTTGCTAATGTAAAAATTAAAATGCTTGTTTTTGTTCAAAAATTGAATGAATCAAGAAAAGCGTTTTTAAAAGATTTTCTTATTCCAGAAATGAAAAGAATAGGGAAGGAAATTGGATTTAGGTCAATTCCATCTCCTACAATCCAAGACATTGATTTTGACGACAAAGTAGCAGTCGGAAGAATATACACAAGAATGGTCGAGTTGGGAATACTGACTCCAGAGGAAGGACTGAGGGCTGTTGAAACTGGAATGTTACCAAGTGTAGATGAATCAATAGATTCACAAATCAAGTTTAAAGAGCTAAAGCAGCAAGGTCTTTACGAGCCTCTTATTGGAGGAAAAGCAGCCGCGCCTTTAAGGGAAGCAGGAAGACCGGCTGGAACAGGGGGGGAAGGACAAGTGGAAACTTCTAGAGCTTCTGAGCAGTACTCCATGAAAAAGCTTGTTGAATTGATGGACCAATATGAATCTTTAGAAAAGTTGGTTAAATCAGAGTTGAGAGCAAAGCACAACAAAAAGCGTCTAACTAACCAGCAAAACGAATTCGCTTGCATGTTATCAGAAATGATAGCAAGAAACGTTTCACCTAAAGAATGGAACTCTAAAAATGTTCAAGATTTTATTGAAAACCCAGTCGATAGACAACACCTCGGACATATAGACGAAATTGCTGCTAGTCACGACTTGGATTTCAAAATGGCGACACTTCTTAGCTTGAGCAAAATAGAGCCATGTCAAGAGTAAGGGTCATATATCAAAATGAAGCGGTTTACGTCGGCCCATCTCAAATCAGTGGTGGCGACAACGAATCTATTTTCCCCGGAAACAACATTTTAAAAAACATTTCTTGTGTTCAAGGTGTTCAATATGGCATAGATGTAAGCCATCAAGATATAGCTATGCTTGGAAAGCGCGGCACAGAAAGAAGCGTTGTGGTTACAAAGCCAAGCGTAAACTTTTCAATGACTTATGGTTTTCAAGGATTTACAAACGAGAAAAAACTTGGTTTCGACTTGAACTATAGAACTGGAGATGTTAATTATGTTGATGATACATTTTCTTTATTCTTAATTTCTGGATTTGCTAGTAATTCGAATAGAACATTAGATAAAAGAAATTTTTATATAGCGGTAGCGGATGAAGGTAATGACGTTCTCGACAATCAAGTTGGAGCATTAGACCCATCTTCTGTTGATTCAATTATAGATGAACAATCTCCTACTTTTGATATAATCACATTTCACGACGCATATTTAGAAAGCTATACAATAAAAGGCAGCGTGGGTAATGTAGCTACTTGTGATTTAGACTACGTTTGTGAGACAATATCATTTAATACTTCTGGATCTGGAGTTGATGTAAAAACGTACGATACAAAAAATAGGGAACTGCTAACTACTGGAATCAACGCTGTAATTCCAAAATTTTATAGACCAAATGGACCGAAAGCAATAGCGCAAGGAGACATGCTGCTGACTATCACGGAAACTTCTGGGTCTACTCCGCAAAGTGGATTTGGGTTTGCTTTTGACGATATAAAGATTCAAGATTTTAATTTGACTATTGATTTCGAAAGAGACCAATTAAATTCTATCACTCACAAAGCTCCAGTGGATAGACCTATACTTTTTCCAGTTGGAGCAATTTTATCTACAAGCGTACTAGTTGGGGATTTAGGAAGTGGAAATTTAACAAACTTAGCAAATCAAGATAGCTTTTATGACTTGCAGATAGACTTTTATAATAACGAAAATAGTCAAAATCAAAGAGTTCTGTCTTCTTCAATTTTTGCGAGAAAAGCAAAGCTGGAAAATATTAATTACAATTTAGAAATTGGAAACAACAAGCAGGCGTCCTTGAATTTTAAAACAGAACTCAAAGAAGAAGATTTAACATATGGAGTTTTCTTTAGTGGAATTCTTAACACTGGCGACATTGAGAAATTTTTATTAGAATCCGGCGCATTGTAATATAATATTTTAAATGGCTAACGAACCTATCACGAAAAAACTGGACGAAATTGTAAATGAAGCGGCCCAAGAGCTTCAAGAAGACGTAAATCTAATCAAAGATTTTTGGAAAACTTATAAAAGAGAAGGAGCAAAAGGACTCGCTAGAAGCATTCCTGACTTGTGGGAACAAATAAAACACGACAAGTCTCTTGTAAAAGAAATTAACAAAGCAAACGAAAACTTTTTTAAGCGTCCAGAGTTTGTTTTAATTTTTATTTTTATGCTTTTCAATTTCTGTTACTTGTCAGTAACCTCTGAATTTGCTTCTGCTCATTTGAATGCTCCAATCGCTGTAGTTTTGTCTGTTTATACTTTAGTGAGCACGTATGAAAGAATACGTATCAAAGATATTGATAAAGATCTCTAGGTGGATCAATAAAAAAGTGAACTACTTTATAGTGGCTCATTTTTTGATAAACAAAGAGAATTTTGATGAATCAGATGAAATTATTCAAAGGGCTATCTCTGAAAATAGACTTCAAGAATTAGAGGATAAAGTAGAGTCTTTGACAAGTCAAGTTGATAAAATCCAACTTAAAAAGGATAGGCAAAAACGGTTAGATTATATTCATGGTAAAATTCATTTGATAAATGAAACTCTAGAATATTTAAGAGCGACTAAAGAGCCTCTTGTTATCGAAAGAGACATTCTGGACAAAAAAATCAAAAATCACTATCAAGGCGGTTAAACAGTGTAAAGATTTTTGTGCCTATTCCTCCAGAATTATTGACAATGGGTTTCGGAGCCGCGACCGGCTTCTTGTTTCGTTTTATGTCAGAACGAGCGAAAC